AAATCCGAGTTCCGTTACTAAAAAACGAAGCTCTGTTACTGATAATTACTTAGATCAATTAAAGGGCTAAAAGATGGCTACAATTCAAATTGCAGATATTTATGATCCGCTTCAATTCACAACTATGGCGCAAGAGCGTCAAGTTGAGAAAAACGCATTTATCCAATCAGGGGTGCAAGCTCCAAACGCTGAACTTTCAATGATGTGCTCTATGTCTGGCTTTACTGGTGAGATTGATAACATCAAGCCACTAACGACCGATGAGCCAACATACACTAACGATGTGCCTACAGATATTATTGTTCCTGCTAAGCTTGGCACTCAACAAATGAAATACCGCAAAGCGGCACGTGCAAAAGCATGGTCTGCTATGGACTTAGCTCGCGGCATCGCGCTACAAGATCCAATGACAGGTATCACTAATCGCATCGGTGATTACTGGGCTACAGATAACCAGAAACGCCTAATTCACTCTTTCATGGGTGTACTTGCAGACAATGAAGCAAATGACGGTGGCGATTTAGTTCACAATGTTGCAACTGATGCGGCGGGTGCAATCACTGACGCTGAAAAAGCAAGCGCTCTAAACTTTATCAAAGCTCTTGAGCTAACTGGTGATAACTTAGACTTAATCAGCGCATTCGGTATCCATTCAAGCGTTTACTACGGCTTATACGCTCTAAACCTGATTGACTTCATTCAGGATTCAGAAGATTCAAGCTTCGCCACTTTCCAAGGTAAGCGCGTAGTTGTTGATGATGCCTTAAGTGTAGTTGTTGGCACTAACCGCCCAACTTACACATCAATCCTGTTTGGTGCTGGCGCGGTTCAAGCTGGTGAGGGTAATATGCCTAATACTCTAGCCTCTGAATTAGATCGCAATCCTGGCGCTGGTAACGGTGGCGGTGAAACTCTGCTTTACTCACGCCGTACAGATATCATCATGCCTGTGGGCTTCACTTTTGCTGGTGGTAGTGTTGCTGGTCAATCTGCAACTTATGCAGAGTTACAGGCGGCGGCTAATTGGGATCGAGTTTGGGACGCTAAGAACTGCCCAGTGAGGTTTTTGAAAACCAATGGCTAAGCTATTGATTTTTAACGGGTTTTTAGATTAAACCACTTTAAGCCCTAGCTAAAAACTAGGGCTTTTTTATACAGGATATTAAATTATGGCTAAAGTTACACACGAATCATTACAGAAGAAAATCGAAGATGCAGAAAAGGCTCTAGTTAACGCAAAACAAGAGTACAAAGCTTTTTGCGCTGAAAATCCTTATGAGTTACCAAAGCAACCAACACTTCACGAACTGCGCTTAATGCGTGAAAAGAAGGCCAAATAATTATGAAGCCACATAAATCAGTAAGGGGCTATCTGTTAACTCAAGGTGTCGAGTATGACATTTTAAGCGAGTTTAATGGTCCAATCGTAATGATACAAAACCAAGGCGCAGGTGCTGTAACTGTTACTTTTAACAATGGTGAGCCTTTAGAGATGAGCGGCAAACCTTTTGCTTATGAGCCTTTAGTGCCTATTTCTGGGGTAATCTCAACAGATGGCGATAACGTTGTTGTATTTGCTTAATTAACGCGCGCATATTAGCGCGTTATATTTTAGGAGTTTTTATATGCCTTTCTTTACAAGTGGCGGCGGCAATGGCGGCTCAATAGCCGAGGATATGTATTTTTTCAACACTGCGGCGCGTGATACTTTTACAACAAACAATCAAGATAGAATTTTCGAGGGTATAGTTTGCGCCGTGTCAAATGGGCCAGACGCTTACGATTACTTCATGTATTCAGGCACAATTAATTTTGATGGTGCTTGGCGTGACGCAAATTTAATCTATCAAGGCCAACAGGGTGATAAGGGTGATACGGGCGACCATGTAACCAGTGCTGTGTTTTCTGGCGATGACATTGTTTTCACAGATACGGGCGCAAGACAATTCCCTTTAGTTGGCGCTGTCACAACCTTAACAGGGCCAGAAGGGCCGCAAGCACCGAACATTATCAATGAGTACTCTGTTAATGATGGTGGGCCATGGGTAGATCAAGCAACTTATAACAGTAACCCAAACTTGTACGCATTTAAGCGCGAATCAGTGGATGGTGGCACTTCATTTGCTGCTGGTTATCAGTTTAAAAGCTCTCAGTCTGAATTACCTGCTGGTTGGCGATGGATTGATGATGGTTTAGGTGGCTTGCAACTACAAGACGAACACGGCCATACATTATGGCAAGTTAGCGAGGAAGGTGTAACCTCTGCTAGATTTAGCATTCAAGATTCAGTGCTTAAATTCGGTTCAACAAAAACAATGCACGACCTGGGTGAAAATGTTGGTTTTGTTAACGAGATTACAGGTAAAGTATTTACACCGGTTTGGCAAGAGGGTGATGGTGATTGGAAAGCCTCTTGTCGTAAAAAGGTTAGAGAGTTAACGAGATACAATGGTGAGACTTTTGTTAACGCTGATTTAGGTAATACAACAACATTCGAATTGCCGATAACAGTTACATTTAACCGTCGAAGCACAGCGTTCTACGTCAATTCAGTGTCAAACTTTGCAAACTGTACGCTTTTGATTTTGCAAGGCGGTCAAACAAAGATGAAGCTTGAAGGCTACAATGTCTTGCAAGGTGAGCAACGCTACTTATTTGCAGATAGCTTTGACGGTCACCCGTTTATTGATTTTCTTCAAGGTCAGTCTTACACAATCAAACTTATCAATGAATCTGGTTCTGAGATTACTGTTTATGCTCAAGACGGAAACCCAGCATTACCTTGGTTTGCGCTTGATACGACTGAGTTTGAAGATGCGCCGCTATTAGGTTCTGATTCGGCTGGTAATGGCTTAACGTTTGACGCTGGTGCAAATACACTCAATGTTACGGTTGGTACCGCTGACGACATTGGTGGCTTTAAAGTTGGCCCTGGTTTGGCTGTTGATGCCAATAACAGGCTTTACAGTACTGTAAGCGGTTCAATCGTTGTGGTTGTGGCTGACTTAACAGCTCGAAACGCATTGCCACAAATTGCTCAATCATATACTGCGAACGTTCAAAGCGAAAATCGCATTTACTACCTTAATGCAAACTTAGACCCAAGTGTTGATGGTAACTGGACTCTAGGGCCAACAACCGAAGCAAGTGTAACAGGTTTCAAAGGTAAGGGTGATACAGCGGCTCGTACTGGTGTAATTGAAGCAACTCAAGGCGACTACACAAGCGAAGAAATCACATACAAAGATGCAGCGACAAGCAAGAGTTATAAACTTGTTATTGACAACGGTGCTGTTTACGCGGAGGAAATATAAATGGCAGCAGGTGATAGAACGCAACTGTTCACCTTTACACAGGTGGCGGATTTAGAAACGCAAATTAATGATCAATCAACAGGTTTAGCGACAAAAGTAGACCAACTGGAAAATAACCCAGTTTACACGTTAATCAAAGAATACGACGCGACTTTTGTTTACGCCATTGGTTATCCAATCAAGCGAGACGGCAAGCTTTATGTGTGCAACACAGCAAACACAACTGGGGCGTTTGACGCTTTAAAGTGGACTGTATTGGGTCGAGCAAATAGCGATGATGTAATTGTTGAATCAGGTAGCGATAAAATTACAATTAAAGTAGCTAGCGGTATCCCAACTTTTGAGTTTACCGATGGCACTTTAGTTCGCAACGCTGAATTTAGACCAGACAACGGGCGTATTCGCTTAACTGGCTCAACTGCTTTAAGTGAAGCTGGGGATAGTGACGTACTTGTTAAAGGCGATGTGCATGCTACCTCTGACAAATACACATTTGATGATACAACAAAAAGATTGACCCAGACAGACGCAGCAACAGAAGTTGCAAGTAATGACAATCATGTTTTACTAAAATCTGACGTTCCAGTTACAAACACAGAAGTAACCTATGACTCAACAGCAAAGCGCATTAGTGTCGTTGAGGATGCCGTCTCAACTGCTAGTGACGATAAGCACGTATTAACAAAGAAAGATGCAGACGCTTTATATTTAGCACTAGCAAAGCCAATGGTTTCATTCGATATTGATGCGGACGTTAACTCAGGCGGCTTCCTACCATTCACAGGTAACGAAGAGCAGATCAATAGCGGGTTCACTGTTCAGAGTGGCACTGATGAAACGAACAAATACCTTAGAATTGACACTCCAGGGTATTACAGGATAACAGCCAGTCTACTTGGCTATAGCGCTGAATCAACAAGTGGGACGGCCGCAACTGACGGCACAGCGGGAAGCGTTGCATTTAATAAAAGTCCCTCTGTTACCGGTACTGCTGCAAGATTCCATCAAATCCGCTGGTACTCAAACACTACTGAGTCATATAAAAACCTTCATGCAAGCGTTATTCAGCCGTTCAACCAAAACGAGGTGTTATCCTTCACGGTTAGCGGTTTAGCTGTTTACGGCTCGAATGGTGATTACTCATCTATAAATGTTGAGTACATCAGACCGCTATAAGTTAAAAAATCAAAGCTCCTCTATGGGGCTTTTAAGGTTTATTTGTGAGATCTAAAGATAGTCAATTTCAAGATAAGCTATTAGGCTCAATGCCTAAGTTTACGGTGTCGCTGCTGGCTACTATGCTAGGTTTTGCTGTGACAATTAGAATCATTGGTATAGACATCTCTACGCCGATAAACAACATTCTAAATGCTAAGGCGAAGATAATAGAAAGCGAGGTTATTACTTATGATTCAGATAAACTAAAAGAGCTAGAGGAAAGAGTAAGAGCTATAGAGGTTAAGCATAAAATGAAGCCCCATTAATCGGGGCTTTTATCTTCTATCTGCAAGGCGT